CTTACCTTCGGGGATCGGCCGGGTCACTGCTTATAAATGACATGAAAGTCATCTTTTCAAAGGTGCCTGAAGCTGACATTGTGTATCTAACCAGCCGAGGAATAACAAACCTCGGAACAAAAGCTGTTACTGCTGTTGTCCCAGCTAGAAACGACGTTGGTATTACCATCGTCGCTACTAACACAAGTGGGAAAGTAGTCACTTCTAGTGGAGCGATTGCGGGGGTGGACCTTTCGGGGTCCCCTCTCACAGTCCTTCACACAGCATCAACACTACCCGGCTTTTCCGGAGCTCTCGTAAGAAACTCTGGATCCGTATGTGGGATGCACGTATCCTCCGTGATGACCAAGCAAGGGCACTATAACGTGTTTCTGGACTTGTTCATTATCTTTATGATTGATGGCTTACTCCCACGACCCCGGTCGTCGGCGTACGTCTCTCCTAGAAACGGAGTGCTAGCTGTCAGCTTAACTGACAGTGTACGTGTGTCTGAGAGCTCCGAAGGATCTCGAGACGCTGTCCATAAGCTTGAGGATTACCTCAACCAGGACCTTCTCATCAGCGGTAAGCATTACAAATTTGACCCAGACGCTGAGAATTTCTCAGTGTTTGTCAAAGGCAGCCAAGTTGCCTTTGTCGAGGACTCTGAGTTTGAAACTATCAGACAAGAGTACTATGAAGACCAGGCTTATAACCTAGGTTTAACTCTCGATGAGATGTTAGAAATAACAGAGATTAGAGACAAGTTCCATGCGGGCAAATTTGTAACGCAAGGCGAAATAGTCGCGTTGACCTCCCGAGGCGGAAGCCGTAGGAGGTACAACGAGTCTGCTGATCCAGGCGCGATCGTACCGATTTCGGTCGAGCGTCAAGTGACCAACCAGCATTTTCGCCTCAGTGGGGACCGATCGACCCCACCCCAGCTAAAACGATCAATAGCCTCTCAAGATACGGGCTCTGTCCTGACCTTGAGGCGGCGGACACGGAGACTAAAGTCGGTAACATCCGAGTCATCCTCAAAGGCCGCCCATACAATTGTAGGGGGAAAGACCCCCCCCAATGCAACCCGATAGCCCTCCAGGATCTGGAGGAACTACGGGGTATGAGTTACCCACCCGCTACCACCAATGACATGGTGTTGACGGCTTGTGGTAAGCAGTTTGCTTTAGCACCTGCCACCTTTGTGCCTAGCAAAAGCTCAATTAAGGCTTATGCTAGAACCCTGGAAACATGGACTCAGCCTAAATGGCGACTCGGGATTGAGGAAACTGAGGTTTTAGTAGCAATACGACAACTTAAACAGACTTCTTCTCCTGGGTTCCCCTATAGGCAGAATTACTCCACCAACAAGCAAGTCTTAGATAATGAGCTTGACCCAGTGATTAAACTGGCAGTTGCTAGAGTAACCCTCATGCGCACTAAAGATCTCACAGCTTTAACAACTGAAGAGCTAGTGCTCATGGGAGCAAGAGACCCTTTGTCGCCCATCATCAAGAATGAACCCCACAAAAGTTCCAAAGTAGTTTCAGGTAAGTACCGTGTTGTACAATGCCTGAGCATAGTGGATCAGATAGTGGAGAGAGTCATCTTTGGGCAGTTTCCAGGGACCTGCATCAACGCATATCCTAATCTTAATATGTTAGCCGGAATCGGTTTCACAGATAAGATGAATCAGGAGCTTGGTGAAGTTTATACTGCAATGTGTGACAAGCACCCCAGTTATACACCTGTTACGACAGATGTTATAACCTGGGATTCGCGTGTCAGCGTTCCCATGGTTGCGGGATTTGTAGACGTTGTCTACAAGTCCTGCAGTAACCCCTCAGCTTTTCTGAGACAGTCACTAAACAATTGGTGCCACGTCAGTGTCAAGACAGCCTATATCGTACCTAGCGGTGTGGTGTTTGTCAAGAACGTTGACGGGCAGACCATTAGTGGCTCTACAGAGACAACAGAGCTGAACTGTGTTGCGCGAGGCTTAGCTGCTATGGCAGTTAAGTCTGTTGACCACAGAAATAATGGTGACGATTGCATTGAAATGACCTTGTTGGACAAGACAGCTATAATAGCTGCTTACGCCAAGATCGGTATTCCAGTGAGGGAGGTGGAAGTCCAAGGGCGAGAGTCCTTCACTTTCTGCTCTCACAAATATCGATTACAAGACGGTTTATGGACCGCGACCCTTGAGTCGTGGCCTAAAGCCGCTTACAAGTTATTCAGTACCAAGAAAGGAGACTACGAGTTACTCGCAGCCTTCTTGTATGAGGTTAGACACGATAAGTCCACAACGGCACGTGTAAAAGCCACCTACACGAAAGTGTATGGTGAGCTTGAATAATCATGCAGGGCCTTTCCTGTTTAGTAGACTTGGCAGGAAATAAAACTTAATTTAATTAACAAGTCAACAATGGTAAACGTAAAGAAAACCAAAAGGATATCGAAGCCTAATAAGGCCAAGTCCGCCGCTGTTCGTCAGCCGTCGACTATGCAGAAACCTGGGAATTACCCCAAGCCTAAACCACCGACCCTCAAAAGGTCTGACATACAGGCAGTCTGTTCTAATATTGACCCTTTCTGCGTACATGCTTCTGGGGCTAAGATCTATGATAATTCCAATCAGCAATCTATGACCCACCAGTCAGTGTATTTCAACACAGCTTTGGCTGTGAATGCTCAAGGCTTTTCGACGTTGCAACTCTCGTCTAGCCCGTCTCAAGGTATGCGATGGGCTTCTACCTTCACTGGTAACGCCGCCGCAACCTGGACAGCATGGAGCCCTACTCCTGAATACGGAAACATGACGTCTTACTTTACTGATTACCGAGTGGTGTCCTACGGTGTTCGTATCTTTGGTATGACCAACGCGACTCAGTCCGCGGGTATAGTTACCGTCGGCACGACCACTGGTCTCGACACCTCCGTGGCGTCTAGTAACCAGTTTGTCGATTCAGTTAGAGTTTCTCTGGCTGACTGTGACGTTCACTGGACTGGAAAGTTCAATGGTACCTCACAGGAGTTTATCCCCATTGGGAGTCTCAACCCTGATTGGGACGTTTGTAACATTATGGTTACGAACGCCACCAACACGATTCTCCCTCTTGGCGTTGAGCTCATTATCAACTATGAGTTGATCCCAATTTGGGATACCCTCATGGTATCGATGGCTACACCGCCACACCCAGCAAATCCAATTCTCGCTACCGCTATTGCAAACGCTAGATCATACGGCACTCAGATTATGAATGCTGGTACTGAAATAGTCAGCAAGCGCTTACAAGATATGGCAAAGAACTCCTTAATGGCAGTAGGAAACTACTACACAGGGGGTCAGATGACCAATTTGCTCCGGTTAACTAATTAACTTAGTAAGCC